GCACTATCACGATCTACCTCACGGCTAATTGGAGGTGAAATTTCGGGGGTTGTAGTAAACCCTTCACGATCCTCGTAGCGGTACGCACAAGACGCTGTAGGAGCCACAGTAAAAGCTCTGGACATGTTGTAGTCATCAGCCACCTTAGAGGCCGCTTGGAAGCCCTTGTAGAGCGCTTCAGCAATTTGATGTGCTTTAGTGTCAAGCATCCAAAAGTTCATTCGGTTGTTTGCCAAACGAAGAGCTTTAACAAACTCTTTGTAGCTCACACCTTCAATAGCTAGAAGATTTGCAAGACCAAGAACACCCAACCCAACTTGATTATCTTTGCGGGTATAGATTCCAGAATCATCAACACCAGTCTTTTCATAAAGTTCACAAAGGAACTTCATGCCATCAACAAACGCTTGCTCGATGTCTTCAATTTTGGTAATACCAAGATTGACGTGAGTAAGCAAACAGGTGTCACGACTCTTGAGCAAAATCTCCTGACAAACGTTGGAATAAATCCGTTCGCCGTTTGAATCGTATTGTTTTTTAACAATCCACACATCACCACGACGAGCAGCGTTCATGATTGCTGCTAGTTTGTCGGGCTCGTTGATGATGTCTGGATCAACGTTGACACAACGCTTGACCCAAGGAATACGAGCGCGATCGTAATTAACAAACTCCAAAATGTCACTATGGTCTGCGTCAAGATGACACACAATCGCACCATTACGGTAGGTACCACCGCGACGAAGAATTTCGTTGAACTTACTGTAAATCTCCATAAAACCACAGGGGCCTGATGCGACCATTCCGTGGCTGTTAGTGGTTCCTTTGGCACGAAGTTTAGAGAGGTGAACAGCAACGCCTGCACCATATCGCAAAGCTTTACTAGCAAACTGCCAGGAGCCTTCCAAGCCATCGCTGTTTTCATCCATGGTGTCTTCCACCACAAATACTGTGCAGCTAATTGGATAGCGGCGAGTTGGATTGTTGAGCCAGCTTTCAACGCGGCCCGTCATTGCAATAGCAGGGTTCATTGGAGTCAAAGATCTGTCAGGTTGGGAGCTTCATAGTCTGGTCCTTTTTGGACCTTTCCTTCAACCTTTGTAAAAGGAAATTTGGAGTAGTTGGACGCGGCAATCCTGTCAAAGGCTTGATCAGGATCGACATCAAGAGTGTGCAACAAGCCATAGGTGACCCAAAGAAGATCGCAAGCTTCTTTAATAACCTCTGGTCTTGTTTCGTTCTTCCAGGCGTGAAGAAGCTCGTAAAATTCTTCTTCGACATACCTTAGTTGTTTTTCACTGTCAGGATCAACAAGCTGTTCAGCTTTCTCCATCCAATGTTTGACAAACCTAGCGTTAGAGTTCAAGTTCATTTGTTTCAAGAATTGCTTTATAGATTTTTTTGTTGTCAAAATCTTCGTTGCGTTTAATTAGTCGTTCAAGATACCACTGAGCTTTTCTGAGATCTTCGGTTCCGTTTTTGTGTTGATACCGAGTTACGTATTTGATAACGTTACCCTCAAGAAAATCAAACGCGTGGCTTTCAATGTAGTCAATGCACTCTATGACTCCTTCGTCATAAGCGTAGTGGTTTGGTCTGATTGGGTTTGAAGTGGTGTCCATAGTTGAAGTTCATCAAAGGTGTACTCAGTGTTGCGAAGAATGCGAGCTAAACGAGCTTGAGTTAAAGCGTAATCTGCTCCTAACCCTTTCTTTTTGTACTGTTCAACTACAGTTCTCCATGCGGAGGCTTCTGAAAAGTCGCTTTCTGAAATAAGCTTTTCGGCTGTTTTTGGGCCAATCCCAGGGCAACCAGGATAGCCGTCAGTGGTATCACCGGTAAGAATCTGACGATAAAAATAGACATCGGCTTGAAGTTGAGAAATGTTGTAAACGTTGCCATCGTTATCAAGATGTTTTCCTGGAATTTGTTGGAGGTCTTTATCTCCAGACCAAATTACAGTTTTGTCTTCATTACGAGTAGCCAAAATACCAAGGACATCATCACCCTCAAGGCTGCACCAGCATTCTGAAGGAAACGCGTCTTCTGCCCACGCTCTGGTTGCCGCATAACCTACAGGTTTACGGCGGTGGTAACTGATTCGATTTCCTTTGTAGGTTTCGTCAACCTTTTTTCGGAAATTGGTTTCAGAAGTCCAACACAGTGTTGTGCGCGTAGCTTTAGCTTGTTTCTCCTTTTGAGACACAAGATCTTTAAACATTGATTGAGCCTGTTTGACTGGAAGATGAGTCGTGATGATGTCAGGCATCCATTCAATCTCGGTTTCACAGCTAGCCACTGTTTGATACAGCAGCATGTCTGCATCAAGCAGCAGCCAAGTCATCGTCACCTCCTTGTTGGTGTTCCCATAGCATATTTTTCCTTTCCAAATAATCCAGTGCCTTTAGGACGCCTTCTGTATTGTCCCCAAGCTTGCCTAGGGCTGTGTTGCAGTCGTTACAAAGCCAACCCCGAAACACTTGCTTTTTATGACAATGATCCAAAACTAACTTCTTTACTTTTCTGCAACATTCACAGCGACTGTCTTCTGGAAGCGGGTTTTGTTCACGCAGTCTTTTACGGTTTTTAGTGTTCAGGTTGTTACACACCTTGCAGTGTGGATAATAACCATCTGGTTTTTGTTTGTCTTTAGAAAACGCTGTAACTGGTTTTTCTTGTTCACAAACCGTACAAACCTTAGTGGCATTCAGCCCAGTTGTTTCCGATTTTGTATTCGGCATCGACTTTAATTCGTAATCCAAGATCCTCTCCTGCCAAGGCAGCAGCTTCAACTGCCAATGATCCAACTCGTTCTGCATGTTCATCAAGGACTGAAAATTGAATTTCATCGTGGACGTGAGCTAAAAAGTACCAATCTTTGTCGTAAACCAAACCAGCGTTTGTTAACAACTCATAGCACTTGATGTACCAAACCTTTGAAATTAGTGCTCCTGCTGATTGCAGAAGAAAATTCAAAGAACTATGCGAAGAACGTATCTGTATCTTTCTACCATCTAAAGCTTTTACAAATCCTTCCTTTTCTGCTTTTTGTGTGACTCGTTTAGTTAGCTCACCAAGAGCTGGCATGTTTTTGAAATATCGCTGCTTAAGTTTTGCGCCGTTTTGATTTGTGATAGTACCTAGTTTTTCTGCTCCAGCACCATACATTAAGGCGTAGAAGAAAGTCTTAGCTTGATCTCTTGTTGTAAGACCAGCAGCTTTTTGATTTGCTGTGTGAATATCGCCGTTCAATACTTCATCAGCAAACGATCCCCCATCAAAAGGAAATGTGTAATGCGCTAAGCATCGTGCCTCAATACCACTGAGATCCACGCCAACCTGTTTCCTTGGCTTCCGTAACCGTCCCTTCATTTGAACATCAGGTAGAAACAGTGACCGACATTCGGTACCCAACTCCGACCTGACAGCGGGGCACTGGGCCATGTTGGGGTTGACGTGGCTACAGCGAGCGGTGGCACAGCCAACCGTTATTACACTTCCGTGTATGCGTTTGTCACGCTCAACTAGTTTCAACCAAGCATTGTTACCAGTACTTAGTTGGCCTAGTCGTTTTTGAAGCGTTAGATACGAAACAAAATCTTCAGCTCCAGGAATCTTTGACAAGATCTTTTCATCGACTTTGGGTTTACCGTTGTCAGTGAAATCTTTGGGTTGCCAATCCAAATAGTTCTTAAGCACCCAAGCAATGTGATCCCGAGAGTTTGGGTTTAACTCTGTAAGACGAGACATCGATGCGTCAGCTACGTAACCTCGTGCAGAGTTATCTCGCTTGGGTGTAAAGATCCCTCCGTCAACAAACGGGAACCGTTGTCTCAATCGTTTGTTGAGAGTATTCAGTTTTTCGTTGATCGAAGCTTCCAGGTTGAGCGCTCCTTCAACGTCAAACGGGAAGCCTGATCTCTCCTGTTTTGAGATAAGACTCGCGAACCTCATCTCAAGATCTACAGCACAAGGGATGCTTTCGATCTTCGGTTGCAACCGATCCCAAAGCTTAACGTTTAATTCAACATCACAAACGCAACGGTCAGCCAGTTCATCAGACAGCACACTGAAGTCTTCAAGATCTGCGTGTCGTTTGTTGTGACCTAAACGAAACCCGTAAGCTTCAAGACTTTGACGGCCATACAACTGCACTGGCATTCCTGGCCACTTCTTTTTGAAGTCAAGATCCAGCACGTTTGGATACAACATTCGACACAGAATCAGTGTGTCAATCAGTTGACCCTTTGGTTGAAACTCAGGGTAGATCTGTTGAATAGCTGGGATGTCGTACTGAATGATGTTGTGACCAATCAGTGCATCAGCCTGTTCAAGAATAGGAATCCAAACTTTTGGATCTCTATACAAAGTTGTTTCACCGTTCTGTGAGATGGCACAACAATGAATCTTTGTAATGTCCCTAATCTTTAGTGCGTCCGTTTCCACATCGAACGTCATCATCGATAAAGAAGCTGATTCCTGCTGCTTCGCAGTGGTCAACAAACCGATCAAGTTCGTTGTAGTTGATTGTGTAGCAGAAGTCATTGGACTTGAAGAACGGTTTGCAAACTTGTTTACCTCGTTCAGAAGCTGCAAGTATGGAAAGTTTTAGAGAGTTTAGTTCCCTAATGTGAACGTCAAAAGTCGGTTTCAAAAGAATCATTTAAGTTGTTGGACGTTGTGTTGTTGCTTTTTAGCTCCAACATTCTGCCTGTCTTTTCTTCGTAATTAACTAATCCCGCAGCTCCACACCACCCTGTAAAGCGATTTTTAAGCACGCGTACTGTTGTGCCCGCATCACTAGATGTAGCCTGCTGATCTCGCTCCAAGCCAATACACACATCGCTGAGCTGAGGGATGCTATGGCTACCGCGAAGTTGACTAAGACTTGTCTGCGCTCCATTTTCATGGCCTTTGTCTCCTTGAGGTCTACGTAAGTGTGATACAAGTAGCATTCCGCAGTTAGTTTCTTCAACAAAACTGCGAAGTTTGGTCATCGTTTGATCAATTGCCCTCCTCTCGTCACCTTGATCCAAACCAGAAACAAGAATTGAAAGGTGATCGAAAATAATCCAGTTACACCCGCAGCCAGAAACCAAATGGCGTACACGGTTAAGCAGAACGGTAGGGTCAAGAGAGCCAAAGTGATCGTAAAGAAATAACCGACCAGTCCCAAGTGTTTTCTCAAACGCTTGTTCAATCTGCTCGTCACTGAAATAGCCTCGATCAATGTGAATAGGGTAATTAAGCTCCATACCAACAAAACGTCGAGCAGTACGTCGAATGTTCTCTTCAAGAGCAACGTAACCAACCGTTTCGTTTTGTCGTACCAGCAAGTCATACGCAACCTCAGATACAAAAGTACTTTTTCCAATACCTGTACCAGCAGTTACAGTCACCAACTCACCTTTACGCAAGCCGTGTAGCTTGTCGTTAAGAAAACTGTACGGATACTCAACACTCTCAACCTTTGGATCCTCAAGCACCGCTTTAAGCAGCGTGGAACCACTCACAATGCCATCAGGCTCATACTCCGTAGCAGTCCACACCATCTGCATGATGGCTTTGCTGTTGCCCTCTACAAGGGCGTCAGAGGCGTCTTTATAACCATCGATGATCCCAATCTTCCCTTTACGTGGAGGAAGCAGCTGGACGGCTTTCTTGGCTGCTTTCTGACCGTGCTCATCGTTGTCAAAGCACAGGATCACCTCTTCAAACTTTAAAAGCCAATCGAGATTTGCTCGAACTGCCTTATCTGCAGAGTCAGCACCGTTCGGTAGCGACACACAAGGCCAGGTTTTCCTGACGGCAGCATAGGCCAAGCAGTCGTATTCGCCCTCAAAGATAACGAGCAGCTTCCCTCCGTTACTCCACTTCTCTTGCCCGAGAAACGTATGATCAGGATTGGTTCCGTGCTGAACAAATTGTTTGTTCGGTTTACGAATCTTGTACCCCGTGAGCCGACGCTCCTTGTCGTAGATCGGCCAGTAAAACGCTTCGCTGTCGCCATAGACCCCCTTGAAGTAACCAAAGGTCTTGCAGGTCTCTTCGGGGATCTTGCGGCTTGGGATCGCTTTGTACGTCCCAAGGATTGGATCAATCTCTTGATGGGTCTGAGGTTCATTGATGGG